CAGGCGGTAGTCTGATGAGGTGTTGTAAGCGGTGCTTGAGCCAGTGGTTGTAACAGACCCAACAAATCCGTTTGGATTAGCAAACTGAAGATGCGCTGCCGCAGCCGTTGTGGCTCTTTTTGAGTCAGTAAAACCCGCTGAATTTATAACAACACCAGAGGTAGCAGAAGTTATTGGTGTAACGGTCGTCCCCACCAGCACGTTGCCGCTGGTGTCGATGCGCATACGTTCTATGTTATTAGTGCCGAATAGCAGCGGGTTATTAGATACGTTCTTTAGAGTGCTTCCGCCGCTGCTTGCCAAAAGCTGAACAGTATCAGTGTTTACTAATTGTAAAACACCAGTTCCACGCACATCTAGCTGAACACCGCTAGAAGGGGCAGAAGTGCCGATGCCCACGTTGCCACTAGCGGCCACACTTAAATCACCGGGTGCACCAGTGACTCCAATATCACCACCGATGAGGTCAATAGACCCAATGGCTTTTATTCTGAAAACACTTGAGGACGAGCTATCGCCAGTTGCAAATGTCTGCGCGGTGACTGCACCACTGTTATTCAGATACTGCGTACCCATTACTTGTTGGGCGGCATCGCCAGTAGTTCGCATTGCTAACAGTGCATTACTAGAACCCTTGAGTTCTACACCGCTGCTGCTGATACGCATCCGTTCTGTTAAAGTTCCACCAGCAATTGTTGCAAACTGCAAACGTGCCTGTTCGCTTGAAGGCGTACCATCTTCTAGAACTGTGTCAATATAGCCTATTTTTGTAGTGCCATAGAAACTTCCAATGTTTACACCACCACCACCACTAACAGAATTGCCGATGCCAAAATAACCAAAGGTGGCTGTTGGTGTCATTACTGCAAGACGACCATAACTTGCTGGCGAAGTAGTACCAATGCCCACGTTGCCGCTGCTGTCGATGCGCATGGCTTCATCCGCATCTCCTTCGCCATTAACTGTGCCAAATGTTAAATAGTGTGAAGCAGTATTCCCGTCACGATGACCATAAATATAAGAACCAAGTTGGCCCTCTGGGTATGTTGCAGTGTGCCGGTCACGAAATTCAATTTTATTGACTTCACTACCAGTATTTCCATTGCCAGAAATAACAAGTTTAGAACCGCCGTTCTTGCCTAACGTAAGCTGTGATGAATGGTCTACTGTTGTACCGATTAAAACCTGACCGCTGCTGTCTACAAAAAGCCTATCTGACACCCCATTCGTTCTGAATGACATTGAGTTTTCGCTGTAGTTGTACTCAATCATTCCTTGAGTGTTGTTGTCAGCCGCATTTCTAAACCGGATGGCTGCAACTTCGGTGTCAGCGGCTGGTTGTAAGTAAATGCTTGGGGTGGTTCCATCCAAATGCAACAACGAGCTAGGCGAAGTAGTACCAATGCCCACGTTGCCGCTGCTGGTGATACGCATTGCTTCTGTGTTGTTGGGACTAAAAGTAATTGGCATCGCAGAACCAGTTAACATCGCTAACTGGTTTGCAAAAGAGGCAGCAGACGCACCGCCACGAATTATCCCAGTGTTGTCCCCAGCATTAGACAGCCATAAAGTTGCATATCCATCAGCCGCCGCATTATTCGCACGAATGCCAACGTGTGCTGCCGCACTGTTTCCATAAACCTCTAACTTTGTTGCGCTTGATACAGAACTCGTCCCAATGCCCACGTTGCCGCTGCTGTCGATGCGCATTGCTTCTGTGTTGGACGTAGAAAAAATCATTGGGCCAGCTTCACGATTAATTAGATAATCATCCACACCTAACTGAATAATTTCAAAACCATTGTTTATGCCCGAACCGGAAGTGCTGTTCGTTAATCTGAGATTAGAGCCAGTTGCTGCAGGATTGTGTATTTGTAAAACTGTGCCATACGAAGTTGTAGGTGATACCCCAATGCCAACGTTACCGCTGCTGTCGATACGCACATGTTCTGTAGAACCGGCAGCATTGCGAAATATTTTATTTTCAGCGTTTACATAAATATCACCACTTGAAGCAGCGGTAATATTAAAGTTTAGGCTGTTTGCACCACCTGTAGTAATTGTGTGGGTTGCCCCGGTGCCACGACTAGATACAAAATTTACAGTAGCATCTGTGGATGATACATCCACGCCTGTGGCGGTGGTGGTTAATTTTGGTGAATTATTATGATAAAGATAAACCGCATCATTTGGCACAGCGGCAATCATTTGCGTAGTCGATGCATTTCCTGTTAATCGGATAGCCGCGCCATTTGTGTCTATATAAAAATCACCTGCGCCTACATCTTTAATCCAACTTTCTGAACTGCTGTGATAAATCTGCAAGTCAGACCCAGCACCGAAGATGGCCTTGTCGTTGTCGTCGAAGGAAATATCATTACCACCAGTAGTATTACCATTAGCAAGAACTTCAGCTAACGTATCAAAACTACCGACTTGTCCATCGACATACGCTTTAATTGATTGTTGTGTAGCAAGTGCGGTAGGGCTATCCGAAGCCATATTATCTTCATCAAGAATGACAGTAACAGTGGACCCAGTACCAAGTTGCAACGATTGAATATTAGTAACTGCTTCTAGTACATTTGTTCCATCACAGAATAAAAACATAGTGCGCCCGTTAGGAACTGCGATACCCGTACCTGCGGCTGTTTTAAGTGTGATAGATTGTCCTGAAGCATTTTTGGCAATATAGACTTTAGACAAAGATGGGCAAATAACCGTACCAGCGCCAGTAAGTGCGGTACCAGTATCGGTAAACTCTAGCATCATAGAGCGAGATTCTGCGGCTGCGCCGTTTGCGGTGGTAAGTGTATGTGAATTAGCAGTCCAAGAGTCTATGACTGACCGACCCGCTACCGCTTCTTCAACTAAAGAAGTGATACTATCGTTTACGGTATCGCCCCAAGTACCACTTAGTTCCCCTTGAACAGGGAGAGCTAGTTTAAGTATCGGTGTATATTGTGTTGTCATTTATAAGCCCTCATGCAGCGATATCTTGCCAATTCGGAGTCTGCGTTGTTGAAATACTACCCCAAGTTGGCGTTTGTGCGCCAGAAATATTTTGCCAGTTTGGATTTTGATTAGTAGGAACCTCGCCCCAAACATGGACTTGCCCTATGTTTCCTACAGCTACAACTCCAGAAACAGCTATATACGCGTCAGCTGTAGTTACCACATCCCCCAGTGCTGTTGTACTGGATACGCCAGTTACAGGAACTGTAACCCCAAATACTATAGAAACAGTACCTATAGCTCCAGTAGATACGACTCCAGTTGGAGACACATTAGCGGTGCCCGTAACAGTTGCGCTGCCTAGAGCTGTTATTGCGCTTACCCCTGAAGGGTAGATGTTTGCGTCGGCTACGACATTTACCGAGCCTACTCCACCAGTAGCCTGTAGCCCTGATGGATATACATTTGCTTCTCCAGTAACTGTAACGGAACCTACAGCACTTGTTGCCACATTTCCAGTTACTGCTACGTCGGCTGCGGCTGTTACAGTTACTGTGCCAAGACCAGTTGTAATCTCTAGTCCTGATGGCTGTACAGTCGCCGCGCCGCTGACAGAAACAGTCCCTAAAGCGCCTGTGGCTTCTACGCCTGTAGGCGATACATTTGCCTCTGCAACTACACTTACAGTGCCTACAGCACCCGTAGCCTGAACGCCATCAACTTCTACAATAATAAGGTCGGTACCCCAAGAGCCTTGGCCCCAAGCGGTAGAACCCCACCCTATGTATGTAGTTGATGACGCCATTTATTCATCCTATGCAAGCCTAATAATTGCGTTAGAAGCATCTGCTGTTGGGAACTGAATAGTAAAGTCACCAGCGGTAGATGTTTTATCCGCGCCAAAATCAAGAACTGCTACCGCAGGGTCTCCCCCTCCAGATTTGTAGATAAGCGCTCCACGAGCAGTAATTGTTGCAGAACTCCAAGTGGTATCAGCAAAATCTAAAAATGCAGTAGTACCAGATGTAGTTGGGGCAACAACTGTTAACGTGTTACCTCCTGCTACATAATTAGTACCAGAAACTTCGTTTGTTACACTGTATGCTGTTGTTGTTGCATCTATTGTTGCGCTAGATGTATACAACGCGATTTTGAATGTTTGTGCTGTATCGCTACTAAAATCCATCTCACCATCGAGAAGTGCTTGTTTAAACGACGTACACATTGCCTGAGTGATTGCCATAATTTATCTCCTAACTTACTGAATTACGAACTTGTCCCGACCGATACGCATCTTCTCGAAGCTTACCATCGCCAAGATTTTTAAGTAGGCCAATAGCTTGTACGTAAAACTTACCGTACTCCGCTATTACATCTGCTTCACCCTTCATAAATCGAATAGCTTCTACTAACGCGCCATTCAAAAGAGCAGAATCAAATTCGTCTCCAAGCCAAGTAGTGCCCGCTGTTACAATAGATTCTGGGTAATATCCGTAGTGCAGTTCAGTTGTATAAACAGCATCGGGAGTAGGCCCAAGGATGAATGTATTATCATCAAAATAAGCGTAATGTTGCGGTAGCCCCGTAGCAGACGGGTCTGGGTAAGCTTCTCTAATAAAGTTAACGTCTTTGTTTATAAGAAAGCTGTAAGTGCCACTACCGTCTATCACCGCTAAAGAATATGACCACAGAAAATCCGACGGGGTACCTAAATAGTTATTCCCAATAGTAGAAGTTCCTGTCACATTTTTTCTAAGTGCGGGTATTTGAACAGTATTATATATTTTCTGTTCAGCCTGTTCAGTGAACATGGCGAGCTGATCCGCTGTGAAAGTTGTTTCACATATGTCTTGAATATTTGTTGTCAGCTCTGCGTAGTTCATATCTTAAGCCATAGGTCCACGAGCGTACAAACCTTTAGTAGCTGCGCCAGTACCGCGCACTTTTACTTTACCACCACCGCTATACTTTTTAGCTAGTTTTGGGCTCATTTTCTTTTGCACCTTTTCTGGTAGCTTGGAAAACCCTGTCATATTTCTGTTCATTTTGTAACTCCTACTAAGTTATTACCGTAACTGTACCTATAAATCCAGTACTAACAACAGGACGTACTGGGTTAATTTGCGCTCTACTTTGAGCGTATTGGGTGTAATCTGGACGAGGATTACGAATAGCTTGTGGGTCGTCCACTGGAAATTCACCTAAACTCAACTGCGGCTGATCGGGATTCCAACACTCGGGGCACGCTAGTATATTACTGTTGCGACCTTTTACTATAAGATCACGTAATTCGCGGAGTTTATACTGCCACCCGCAAACGTCGCATATCCCTAATGCGTTTCTACCTGAAGCAAACCGCGCCATATTTACACCCTATTTGCTGAAGGAACGAACCTAAACGGTGTTTTCTCTCGGTCTTCTCCTGCAGCCAATACAAATTGTGCCTCATATTCAGCCTTAAGCATCTCTACTCTTGGGGCTAATTCCGGTACTTTCATAGCAATATGGTACGCTAGTCCTGCTACAAGACATGGAAGGAACCTAAAGTTCATATCCGCAGTCTGCACCCCGCTACCAGCGTCTTGGATTCGGCGAAGCCGGTAGTATTTAAACACGTAATCATTAGAGTCAGGTACAGGCCAGATATTAATTCTAGGTGCATTAACCAGCCGCTCAATCCAAACCTGTATAGGTCTACCTTGAGATAACTTGTTTGGGATAGACGCGTAAGTACTAACACTAATACGAGTTATAGTAAGGTCAGATTGTGTGGCTGCGTTACCCGCGCCTGTGCGAATTACCTGCTCTAGAAGATCAATGGTATCATCAGGCAGAAGATACTGCCCTGTACCCGCGACTAAATTCAATTGACCTTCATCCACAGTCCACAAATTAATACCACGATTCTGCCACTCAATAGTCATAAGGTTCATAGACCGCCGTGCGGTTCGGAGATCATAGCCAGAACGCAGTTCTCGCCCAGCACGTTCCCATGCTTCTTCAGCGATCTCTGTAAAATCCATATTAAAATCTGTGGTACCTGATGTAGCCATTATTTTCTCCAGCCACTTTTAGCTTTTTTCTTAGCCTTCGCGGATAATTCTCCGTAATGGTACAATTTTTTAGATGTATTAGACATTACTTTTCCAGCCATAAGCGTTCCATCGGGATGTTTATGAAACCCGCCTTTATGCTCTTTTCCGTCAGCAAAGTAATGTTTTACACCTTTAGCCATTGAAGAAATTCTTTACTTGCCTAAGCAAGGCACCTTTAGTTTCCCGGCGATCAAGTTCAACACCGTGTTCGCGCATCATAGCCTCGAGTTCCAGCTTAGTCATATTTTCAACGTCCGTTGGAGAAGCTACAGGTTTTACACCCATTTCAATAAGTTTTGCCTCAGCCTGCTCTTTACTCATTAAGTCAAAAACTTTTACATCATATGTACCATCAGAGTTTTTGACCCCTATCTGGTATACTGGTTCCCCGGTGGAAAACCTACCATTTTGAAAAACTTCCATTAACTTTTCCTCTTACGTTTTGCTGGAGATACTCTACGAGGTTTCCCAGCAGGTTGTCCTAAACTTCTCTTCTGCGTAATCTTAGAGCGTTTCTCTGAAGCACTCATTTCTCCAGAGGTTTTTGGGGTCTTTGAAGAAACCCTTTTTGTGGGGCGGCAATATGGAGTACTCCGTTTTTCACCCTTGCTACGCCCACACGCTTTCCCCGTGGAAACGTCCTTCCAGTCTTCTTTGAACCACCGTTTAAGTGCTGCACCTTTTTTTGTCTTCCGTACTGCCACTACTTATTGCCCCAGTTTTTGGCGCCAACTTTTCTGCACTTTGCAATTGCCCCGCTTGCATACGCTGACGGGAAGACCTTATAACGGCTCTTAACTTTGCTGTAACACTCATCTTTGACTGATCCACCTTTCTTGTAGCTCTTGCTACATTTAGCGCATCCGCAGTCTTTTTTATAGTATCTACGCACAGCTTCTTTTCCGTCTAGCTAATCCACCACGACGCAATTTAATCGGCCCACCAGCTTTTCGCCCAGTCTTATACCTGTCTTTAATAGGCATCTTCATAAGCTCAGTATAGCGTTTATACTGATCGTTGGTGAGCCGTTGCACGTCTTCATTGGCTATTTTAAGGATTTCTCTGTCAGTCATTACGAACCCTTCATAGTAACCATTTTAGCTGGGCGCATTTTCTTAGACACAGCACCACAACCACGAACTTTACCGCCCTTTTTATAGCCTTTGCCCATCTGTATTTTTTTGATTTTGTCTTCGTCTATCTCTCCCGGCTTAAGTGCCTTTGCCCGACTATTAACCCGCGCGGATGATATATTTTTCATGATGCTGCTAGCCCGGTCTTTAATGCCGCCACCTTCCTTGTAGCCTTTTTTCATCATACCGCCGCCCATTTTCTTTTTATCTTTGTTAACCATGCTAGCAAAATCATCTAAAGCAGGATCAATTTCTTTTACTCTAGGCTTGCCCATCTTACCCATAAGGTCTTTTGCTGCGCGCGCACGATCTTCATTAGTGACCTCACGGCCCTCTTTGTAACCTTTTTTCATAAACTCTTCTCCAACGTTTTTAGGAACCCCTACTTTCTCAGCGAAATCGGGGTTGTTAGCTACTGCGGCCATGAACCGCTGTTGTTTTGCAGATTTTGCGGGCATTAACAGTTCCACTTCCGCAAACTTTTGTTAATCCGGCTATTAGGATCATTTGCGGTCTTCTTACTAGTTAACCGTTTTTTCATCCCACTCATACGCGCGCAGAAAGACTTGCGCCTATTCGCCGCCTTAGAGCCTTTTTTAAGTTTGCTAGGCTTGGTAGTTACAGCTGTTTTTAGTTTACTGCCGGGGTTTGCCCGGCGATAACTTTCCACACCTTTTTTGTTAAGCCCACCAGACTCACTTTTGCCTTCTTTACGTTGCCACGCTGGGGATTTTTTACTAACTGAACCCCCAGACTTATAGTAACTACGCATCGGACTACCCCAGAATTATTGTGATGGTTGACCCTGTGCCAGACATGGCAGAAACGTAACAGCCATTCTCAGCAAGAATACCATCATCAGGTAAGTATACGTCGTTCCAACCTGCAGCCACTGTTAAATCTAACAGTGTCTCACCAGAAGCACTTCCGTCTTTTAGAGTGAACGCAGTTACTGCTGTGCCGTAAACTAGCACGCCTTTAATTCTAGAACGTCCCGGCCCTACAAGACCTGCGGAAAACCCCGAGGTGGCTACGTTATAGGCTTTGACTTCAAATCCAGCCATTAGAGCCTCCTATTAGCTAAGAGCAGCACCAACAGCAGTTACCCAAGCAGCACCTGTGTTGATTACGATGCAATACTCGTCATCGCCCGCGCCATTGTCGCTGACCATGTAAACTGTTCCAACAGCAACATCACCAAAAGCTGGCAAATCTGCGGTGACTACAACGGGAATTTGGAAACCATTATTGGACCGGACTGGTCCAGAAAAAGTAGATAGAGCCATGATAATCTCCTGTCGTGGCTAGTGTCAGCTACCCCATGTAGCTGTCAGGAATTATGTATTTATAACAGAAAAAAAGAAAGGGGGCAAGTTAATGCCCCCTTCCGTAAAATTATGCGCCCGGCGAACCGAAGACACCCAATGGGTCTGAGACACCAAAAGAGTAACGCTCACGAGCCTTGTACCGGCTGTTGCCAGTATCAAAGTCAGCATCCATAGAGGTAGCCATTGGGCTACGTACGAAATGCTTGAGGCCGTTTGGCACATCAGTCATCAAGAACCATGCGTCTGTATCTGTCAGATAGTGGTTAATTGAATAACCCTCTGGCACAGAACCATTGTTCATAATGGCGTTGATGTCGTTGTCAGCTGTACCTACGCGGCCTTCAGTTTCCAACAGACGAGTTGCAACGAATTGCAGTGCTGGTGGAATGATAAGCTTACGAGGTTGAGCAGCAATCAACAGACCACGCTCGTCTGTCCAACCTGCAATCTGAATAATAGCGGCTTCAAGTGAAGTCTCGTTAAGATCAGCAGCTACAGCTGGACGGTTTGAGTTAACACCACCAGAAACAAGTGGGTGTGCTGTTGAACACAAAGGCTGACCGTCACCGTATGTGGTACCAGAAGCAAATGCGTTATTTAGTACAGATGCACCTTTAACTTGTTTTGTGTACGCCATCGCACGAGCCAAAGCTTTAGTGTAACGAGCAGACAGAGAATCGTAGAGGTTGTCCTCGATTGCTTCTTCTGTGATGCTGAAACCCATTGCAATGGTTTCGTGTGTATAGCGGGCGCTCCATGTCTCTTGAGCAGCGTCGTATTCGATGGCAGAGCCTTCGTTTTTGACTGGTGCTGCTGAAAAGCCCGATAATTTGACCTCCTCCTCGAATGAACGATCAGAAGATTCTGTCTCAAAGATAGCGGTATGTTCTTCACCATACTTAGCGTACTCCAGTCCGAACAGAGCGTTCAGTCCGGGAAGGAGTTCTTTGAGTAGTTGTGCGCGTGAAATAGCCATTATCTACTCCTCCTTACACGCCAGTGAGGTCATTGAACTGATGACCCGCGTTCCATTTAACGAGAGCTTCAGTGTAACCACCACTAGAGTTTTTAGTTTCTTCTACCAAGCTTACAATCCGCAAAGGCAGAGTGTTAGTAGTCGCAGAAGTGTCTGAAATACCGATCGTTGAATTACCGGTTTGTGCATTACCCACAACAAGTGGAGTAATCATGGCAACGTTTGCGCCAATATCAGTAATAGCAAGATCGCCAATCACTGCAGCTGCTCCGCCAGCAGATGAAAGAACAGCAGCCTTGAACAGGATGTCTGTGCCGTCAGCTACGTAAGCTTCGATATCAGATGCAACGGTGCTGGCTGGGTAATACTGGCTGAACACCTTGTAACCAAGGGTCGGGTCAGTATACGAACAACCAAGAAATACACCAATAGGAGTCATAGCAGCGTCTGCTGTGTCTACCTCAATGGTGCCTCCAGTAACTAGTTTTACGGCATCCCCGTTGTAAATTGCAGTGTTATAACCACTTGCAATTCCATAATGGCGTGTTACGCCAACGAAAGGAACACCACTCAACAATTTCACTGGAACCAGCCCATAAGGGCCGTTAACTGCTGGATAAGCCATATTTAGCTCCTTCTATCCATAAAAGTTAAGTTCCACTACCAAAAGTGACCTTTGTTTTCCGCTCATGAAAGAGAGGCATACGCGGGTCGTTTTCTCGCATTAGGTTGTTATCTACAGAGTCAATCTGCGCTTTTGTCTGACCGGAATAATAATCATTCCGTTCTTCCACAAGTTCTTTTGG